AGAGAAGCGTTTGCGGTGATACGGAGGTAGACGTCACCGTCCAGAGCCGCGGTGCCGTTCTGGCAGATGACGTTGACGCAGCCGCGCTTGATGACCGGGACGGCGTCATACTGCGCGTAGCTGCCTTCGTTCTGGCTGAGGTAGTTCAGCGCGCTCTTGACTTCGCGGACTGCGACGCCCACGAAAGCGGCTGCGGTGTCGCCGGTGGCTGCGGTGCGGACTGCACCGCCGGTGCCGTAAACGACGCCGGCACCGAAGGCGATCGCGCCTGCTGCCGGGTGGGTGTCGATAATGGTGTCAGGCTGGCGGGAATAGGATCCTGCGTAGCCGTGGTTCAGGGTCTTGCCGATGATCTGATTCTTCATGATCAGTCTTTCTCCTTTCTCAGGTGCGGGTTTCTGGCGTCATACGCCGCCTGAATGGCGTCGATGTCCGCCGTCGGGGACTTGGAAGCCTTCTGGGCCGCGTTCTTCGCAGCCGTCTGGACGATCTTAGCCGTGTCGGAGTCCTGCGCGGATCCCGGACGCTTCACGACGCCCAGGAGCGCATCCGTCACAGCCTTGCGCTGGGTGGCATCGGTGATGCCGGCGATACTGGGCCTCATGGCAGAGATCAGGGCCTTCGCGGTCGCCGCGTCCATCGTCCCGCGGTCTTCCGCGGGCTTCTCCTCGTCCATCTCCTCAGCGGGGACGACGTGGGCCTCCTCTTCCTCAGCAGAGGTCTCGTCCTCGGCTCCGGGTGCCGGGGCGGGCTCTTCCTCAGCGGGTGCGGTCTCGGGGGCCTCGTCGGCCTCGCCCTTGATCTCCGCGCCGATGGTCTCCAGCGCCTCGTCCAGCGGATCCTTCTCCTCTTCCTCTGCGGGTTTCTCCTCTTCAGGTGCCTGCGGCTTAAGAGCCGCGATCACTGCGTCAGCGATGGCCTTGGCCAGCGCGTCGGCGTCGATAGCCGGAGCGCAGGGTGCCTCGTCCTTCGCGTCCTCTTCCGGTACGGGCTCGCCTTCCGGCTCATGCTCCGGCGCGGTGTCCTCGTCAAAGACGGAGGCGGTGTCGTCAGCCATGCGGCGGACTTCCTCCTCCGACCTGCCGTTTGCAGCGAGCCCGAAGAGATGCAGCAGTGCATTAGTCTTGCTCATAAAGCTCTTCCTTTCCGGCGGGTTGTCCGCCTTGCATTTATTTGAGTCCATGATCGCCGCCCGCGCGCCCGCTCTGCCCGAGCTCACGAGGGCTACATGGTTGCCTCTGATGTTTCTCTGGGTCATGGTGCCGTCAGGGTTCTCCTCCCACTCGCACCTGTACCCGCAGGAGATTTCCCGCTTTCCGTCGCGGATTTCCTGGATCGTCCCCGCGTCGTGGACGTGGATGTCCGCGACCAGGTAGTCTTTCCACTCGCCGGAGCCGCGCCGGACGTTCTGGACGTGCCCCTTGGCGTAAGCCGCCGCGTTGTCAGCGTCCAGCAGGACGGGCGGGTGGTCGTCCGTGAAGGGCTTGCCCTCAAAGGACGCGATCGCCGCGTCCGAGAAGACTTCCTCCTCCGGGCGGATGACCGTCACCATCTGTTCCTCCGGCTTGTCCACCTCGGTGCCGAGGTATTCCTGTTTCCCGATCCTGGCGATCGGCACGTTCCGGCAGATCAGGAAGCCGTCGCCGGTCTCCAGCTGGTTCGGGCTGATCGTATAACCGTAGTATGAAATAGCCATTGTCAAATACCTCTCTTCCGGTACTCAGCCATCCAGGCCTTGTACTTGTCGTCGTCTGCCTGCTTGTGCTTGAGGAAGGTCGCCATGGATCTCGGGAAGCCCTCGACGCCGGCCCTGGTGTAGCGGTCGAACTGGTCGAGGTCTCTGCGGTAGGCCGCGCGCTGGCGCTCCTTGTTGCGGTACGCCTCGATCTGCGCTTCCGTCCTCGGGTCGTTGGTCTTGGGATTCGTCTCGAAGGACGAGAACTCCCGGGCCTGCCGGATCTCTTCGTCCGTCTTGTAATCCTCCGTCCATTTGACCAGTGAGTGCAGGCAGTTCGGGTGAATGTTCAAAAAGGTGTTGCTTAAATCATTCGGCCCCGCCGGATCTATCTTCCCGAAGGCCGCGGCCAGCGGCGGGTAATTGGGGTTCATCCCGCTCTTGCTGTAGACGCGGCCTTCATAGACCGCGCACAGCGGGCAGGTGCTCCCGATCTCCTTGATCTTCCACAGATCGTGGTCGTCAGCGGTGAGCACCGCGGAGACCTGTGCCTGCCTGACGGTCGTCCTGACCGCCATGGAGCCGTAAGCGCTCAGGCTCCACTCACGCCCCGCCTTGTCCACGAAGGCCGTGATCCCGGCCTGCTGGAGGCTCTGCATGACCTGCTCCACCGAGGACAGCGCCCCACGTCCCTCAGCCTGTGAGGCGATCGCCCCGCGGAGGACGCTCTGCCGGTACACGCCCGGATCCGTTCGCCCGGTGAGGTAGATCTGCGCCTCGGCGCTCTGGTAGGCCGTCTGCGCCATCTCCTGCACTTCGCCCATGAGGTTGTCCACGAGCTGCTCCATGACGCGGTCACGCTCCGGAGAAGAGCCCGCCACGCTGAGCGCGTTCTCGTAGCCCTTCTTCGCTTCCTTGCCCTTGTAGAACTCGTGCTCGATCGCCAGCGGGACGTACTTCGCGGAACCGTCCACCATCTGCTGGATGGCACGGCGGACACGCCTCAGCGCCGCCAGCTCCGCGTAATCCACGTAGCCCTGCGTCCGCTTCCGGGCGATCTCCCGGATGATCCGGCGCTCTGTTGACTGGTAAAGCTCCAGGAGCGCCTGTGCCGCCGCGTTCCTCGACGGTGGGGCGATCCTCGGCGCCATTACTCAGCGGCCTCCTCCGGGCCTGCGGGCGGCTCAGACGAGGGATTGAAGAGCCCCGCCATCGGGTCGGCCATCTGCTGGGTGCTGGAGTACGTCACGCCCTTGCCTTCGCCGATCAGCTCGTCGCTGATGGCGTCGAAGGCGCCGTTCTCCTCGCTCATGCCGTGGAGCTCGCGCCGTGCGGTCTCCTGGTCGATGAGGTCGGCCTGGTACGCCGTCACGATCGCGCCGGTCTTCTTCGCGATCACGTCCGCGTTGTCGAGCGGGCTCGCAGTCTCCATCGGCTCAAAGTCGATCTCGAGGTCGTCCGGGATGCGCCCCCACGCGGAGAGCGCCAGGATCGGCAGGAGCTTGTCCATGATGCCGCGGAAGACCGTGTCTCTGATCCCGTCGATGTAGTCGTTGTAGTTCCTCATGTCGCTCTCGCCGGTCGCGTTCATGCCCGCCGGTGAACGCCCGAAGAGCTTGGTGACCGGGATTCGTGCCGCGCCGGAGACATCCATCATCATGCGGTCATACACGTCCGCGAGGCCCGCAAAGGTGTACTGGTGCTGGTGCATGACGTCGCCCTTGTTGACGATGCGGGTGCCGAAGTTTGATTCCATCATGGACTGCGCGGCCATGACGTTCCAAAAGCGCCTCTGCATCTCGGTGTTGGCCGTCCCGAGAAGCTGGTCCAGGCCGTCGGTCTCCATGTAGGTGATGTTGGCGCGGAAGGTCAGGCTCGCCATGTTCGCCGCCACATTGTCGTGCCGGACGAGGTCCTGGTAAATCGCTTCCACCTCGGACTCGCCCCAGTACAGCTCCGTGACCTTCTCGAGCCACGGCAGGCGGCGCCCTTCGAAGCGGATCACGCGGCTGTGGTGGACGTTGGCCACCATCTGGCCGCGCTCCTCGTCCCGGATCGTGTACCAGGCCGGGAGGCCGAAGTCTTCGTCCTCCGGGTCGGTCACCAGCTCGCTGGAAGGATAGATGCCTGTCCAGCGGTCGAGGATCTGCAGTCCGAGGAAGCTGTCAGGCATGATCGTGTCAAGATCGAGCGGCTGGCTCATGTCGTCCTGCCCCTTGATCAGGATGATCCCGGCAGCGCCTCCGTAGAGCCGCGCCCAGTACATGCCCTCCAGGAGCTTGTCCCGGAGCTGTGTCTGGCGCTCCAGGCGCCGCAGCTTGTCGATGTACTGCGGGTCGATGGCCGTCTGCACTTTGTACCACTTCCGCAGCGCATCGTCCGGGATCAGCTGCACGATGTTCTGGATGATCCAGTTCTCGCGGTACAGCGTGGTCAGGAGCTGGTAATTCTGCGTCATGCGGGTCGGGACGTACTGCGTGGCCTGCATGAGGTCAAACGTCCCGAAGCCGAGCCTTGCGGCGGGGTTCGAGAAGGCGTCCATCACTGTTCTGTTTTTCTTACGTCTGCTCATGCCGCCGTCTTCCTCCAATCAGGCAGGACCGTGTTGCTGTAGTACCGGAGGGCATCCGGGCCGTGGTCCTGCATCTTTACCGGCTTCTCGTCGCCCTTCTCTGCAGCCTTGTCGTCCCACACGTAGGACTTCAGCTCCGCGATCAGGCCGGTGCAGCGCCGGTGTATGTGCAATCTCTGGCGATAAAAAAGGCTCGAGACGTCGCGGATCCCGTCGAGGACGTCGTTGTCGCCCTCCTTGACGTAGTAGCCGCGCTGTCTGAGCTCGGTGATAAAACTCTTTGCGGACGGGTCGACCACGATCATGCACTGATCAGCAGCCGCCGGCCCCATAAACTCCACCATCTTGTCCGCGTACTGGGCGTCAGTCATGTTGGGCGCCCCGGACCTCATGGCCTCCTCAGACCGGCTGTCCCAGCGCCACTCGTTGTCCACCCAGACGTCATGCCCGTCGTCCCGGATGTCCAGGAAGACGCACGGGTTGGTCGTGCCGTAGTCCACGGCGATCGTTCGGACCGAGGTGCTGTAGAGTGCCACCGGACGGCTGTCGTCGTCGTACAGGTTGACGTCCGAAAAGGATGTATAGATAAGGCCCTCGGCGACCGCCCAGAGCCCTTTGATGTAGCGGAGATAGAACACTCCGCCATACATGCGTTTGTATCTGTCCTTGACCTTCGCGGAGAGGCTGAGGTTGTCCTCCATCGTGAAGTGGAGGTACAGCAGGCGCTTCCTGCCCCGCTGGTCGATCCAGTGGAGCTTGAACCAGTGGAGCGGCCCGCGCGGGTTGCAGTTGAACCACATCTTCGAGCCCTCCACAGACAGACGGCCCGTAGCCTGGTCCACGAAGGACTCAGGCATGAGCGCCACCTCGTCGAGGTAGCACCCGGCTGCCGTGATGCCCTGTACCAGGTCCTGGCTGGCTTCATCCTTGCCGCCGAAGATGTAAAAGTAATTCGTCACGCCGTTCCGCGTGATCGTCAAAAGGTTCTCGCTCCGGAGGTCTTCAAGGTCATAGCCGCGGGAGATCATCATGCTTTTCAGCGGCTTCAGCACGTTCCTGCGGAATGATCCGACGGTCTTGCCGGCCATGATGAAGTTCTCGCTGGAGAAGGTCACCATCGCCCAGATCACGAAGGACAACACCATCGCGACGGTCTTCCCGGATCGGATCGCCCCGTCCGCGATGATCCCGTCCATGTCGTGGTACTTCTTGTCCGGATGCCACCAGTTGAGAAGCATCCGCTGCTTCCGGGAAAAAGGCTTGAATTTAAACGGGGCTGCCGTCATCCGCCGCATCAGGCTTATCTTCCGCATCGGCCGCCTCCTGTTCGTAATCTTCCCAGTCGCCGTTATCCGCCAGGGCAGCGATGAATCCGTCATCCTGCTTGTTCTCGGGCGGCTCCAGCATAGCTTTCAGCGTCTTCACTTCAGCCTTAAGCTTCTCGATCTCCAGCTTATCCTTCTGCTGCTGGGCCTTGAACCGCGCCAGCTGGTCAAGGGCCTTCGGGTTGCCCTTCAGGGCCGCCAGGAAGACACCGGCCACGGCACCGTCCATCATCGTGAGGTCTTCCGGATCCACGCCGGCGAGATCGAGCCCGCCACGCTTCAGGTAGCTCTTTCCGACCTCGTTCAGCGGGAGTTTCTCGATGGTCGAGATGATCTGTGCGATGGACTTGCTGCGCTGTCGTTTCTTCCCGGATGCAATACCGCCCTTGCGGCCGTTTTCCCGAGCTTCCTCCGAGCTTGGCACTCTCAGGTTGCTCCTACCATCATTCACGCGGGATCACCGTCCTGCCGTTCCCGACAAGGATGTCGGGGACATCTGCGCCGGGCTCGTCCCACCTGAGACCGGCCCGCGAGATGATGCTGTCGAACTCCTCACGGTCATGCGGGTTGACCACGTACTTCGGTTCACCGGAGCTGTCTTCAATGCCGACGTGCATGAGCTCGTGCCACATAAGGATCTTTTTCTGATTCAGCGTGAGCGCTGCCGCATTTGCCTCGTAGATCACGATAAAAAAATCGTACCCGAGGAGGTCCTGGTAAAGTTCCGGGGGCTTGATGCACTCGCCATACACCAGCCTCCGCCCCGTCTTTTTCTCCTTCCAGGACTTAAGGAATCCGATTCGGATCTCCGCATCCCGGATAAACCACAGCTCGGGCAGCGCGTCGATGACCGCATGTGCCAGCTCTTCGTAGTCCTGTGAAAATTCATAGTTCATACAGCCACCTCCTTCGCGCATAATAAAAGCCCCCTCCGACGCTCGCCGCGCCGAAGAAGGCTTCACAGGAGGACTCAGACGCCGACAGAACAGGGGAGCGCCATCGGACACTGAATCACGGTATCATTATATCGCGGTTGCGATTGACATTTGTGACATCTTTGCCACGCCGTCATCCCGGAGCCGGTAGACGTGCCGGGTGCTGTAGTGCAGGTGCTCCGCGATCTCCTGCATGGACTTCCGCCCGAGGTAGTAGGCGTCGAGGACCGTGGCTTCCCGCGGATCCTCCAGGCGGTCGATCACGCGGGAGATGCGGAGGATCTCCATGGCCATGGAGCGGCGGAGTGTGTCGATCTGTCCGTCGAGCTCATCGACCTCGGCCATGATCCGCGCCATGCTGTCCTCTGGGCTCGTCTGCACCCGGTCGCCGTCATAGGCTATCCCGGACGGCAGAAGGCAGCTCCGGAGCTCCTGGCGCCTGAGGTCCTTCCGCCAGATAGCATCCGCGATCCGCCGCGGCCCGAGAAGGAAGTCATAAGTCTCCTGTAGCTCGCTCATGACTGCACCCCTTCAGGAGTCAGTATGGTCATCCTCGGCCCGTTCACGATCCAGTCCACCGGATCCTGATCAGGAGCCGGCCCATCCTCGTCGGCTTCCTCCTGCTTGGCTATCGCATCCATCATCGCCTTGCTCACGCTGCTCTCCCGTGGATCCGGAGCCGCGTCGATGGTGTCATGCTTGTAGGTACTGGCTTCGTAGACAGCGCGCTTGAAATCCTCCGACATTTTGCCCGCCGCGATCTGTCTGGCCCGCTCTTCCAGAGTTTTCCAGTCGATATGCACCTGGGTGGGATCTACGCCCATCGCAGAAAGCCGCTTCTCGCAAGCACGCCGTATGTCGTCACCCCCTCTGCGTGCCGCCTCTTCGGCTTTCTGCGCGGTCAGGCGCTGGATCTCACGGTGGAGATACCACTCGGCCTTCTGCAGGTCCTCGATGGTCTTCTCCGGATCCTTCTTCCCGGCCCGGCAGATATACTTGACCGTGTTGCCGAGATGGAAGCCAAGCTTCTTGTCCTCGATGAAGTCGATGACCTCGATCTTCCCGTCCGTATAGTACGCCGGATGGTTCACATTGTCGTTCATGCTGTCTCCTTTCTGAAGTCGATCCCGTCAAGCCGGAGGTCGATACCTGTCGTGTCAAAAAGTTTCTGCTGGAGCTGCCCGGTGGTGATCCCGCCGGACGCCCATGTCGCGATCTCCTTGTCCACGGACTCAAAGAGCCGGAGGAGCCGCTTCCCGCCGAAGCCGAACTCGTCATGCAGGTGGACGCCGAAGAGGTAGTACATGGCGTAAGTCATATTCTTGACGTCCTGGTCGATGGCGGCCTTTTTGTATTCCTCCCGGAGCTCGCGCTCCTGCTGCTCACTCACCCGGTCGCAGTGCTCATAAAGCTCCTTCATGGACTTCTTCCGGCTGTCACGCTCAAACTGTCTTTTCAGTCTTCTCAGCTGTCCCATCTGTCCTCCTGTTCATCGCTCCCTTATCGCAAAAACCATCATCCGGTACCAGTTGCATCGGCCAGCCTCTGCCATGACAGAAACCGGATTCACGATCCTTGTGTTCACAGTCCCGGCATCTGACCACCGGGACTGCATCCACTGTTTTCGGGCAGCCTTCGTCTGTCATTTCATCCAAAAAATCTACTATCGTGGATTCATGTTCCTGGAACTCCTCATGCTCATCATCGTATGACTGATAATGGACGATTGTATCAGCATCAATCAGTCTCATCGTCGCACCCCTCTCCTCTGATGATCTCCTTGATCACGGCGACGGAAAGCGCGTCATCGTCGTCAAGCTTATCGAGTTCCCGGATCAGGATCTGCTTAAACGCTTCTACCCCGACATTAACGCCCAGCACGTACCCCGCCGCGATGCCCAGCGCGAGTCCGAGGATCACGCCGATCACTCCCGCGCTCATTTCTCGATCTCCTTGTATTCTGATCTAAGCCACTTCGAGATCGCCGGCGTGACTCCACAGGATATGGCCCAGAATGGAACGCCGAAAATCTCTTCGAACTTAGTACTGTTGGTTACGACGGGATGTTCTTCCGCCCATTTCATGATGATTTCCTCATATTCGTCCGGGTGCTCAAACATAAACGCACGGCAGCTTGTTACACAATTCTTTCTGATGAGGCAGCTCGTGCATAATTTGTGAGAACTGCACATTCTTGCAGCCTGCGCCATTACTGTCTGAAATTCAGCCATTTTTATCTCTCCTCTCTTCCAGCCATTGCCCCTTAAGGCTGCTCCACATACCATCAAGCAAAATGGAGCGCTCCAGGTTAGGCAAAACAGACTTCTGCATCAGCGGAGTCACTTCTCTAATGATCACCAGCGGAGGTTCAAGATCCGTGATCGACCCGCTTGCATCGCACTGGATGTGTTGCAGAGTCAGGTTATAATATTCAGCTTTAACGCTCATCCGGTCCTCCTTTCTTTTAAGGCAGCCAGAAGCGCCGCCTGTGACGTGTCTTTTGCTTTCAGCGCCCGCATGACCTGCTCGTCCACGGTACCCGCCGCGATCAGGTGGTGGATGATCACCGGGTGGCTCTGCCCCTGCCTGTGCAGGCGGGCGTTTGCCTGCTGGTAAAGCTCCAGCGACCAGGTGAGGCCGTACCAGACGATCACATGCCCGCCGTCCTGCAGGTTGAGGCCGTAGCCCACGCTCGCTGGATGCGCCAGCAGGACACGGATCTCGCCGCGGTTCCACGCGGCTATGTCCTCCGGGCCGTCCAGCTCCCTGGCTTCCGGAATCTTCGCCCTGATCGCGTCAAGGTCGTGGCGGAAGCTGTAGAAGACCAGCACCGGGCCGTCGGTCACGTCCACGATCTCAGCCAGGGCCTCCACCTTGGAATCATGGATCCGGACCACGCTGCCGGTGTCCGTGTAGGCGCTGCCATTGGCCAGCTGCAGGAGCTTGGACATGACCGCGGCGGCGTTCAGCGCCACGACGGCCTCATCCTCGCCGACCTGCAGGAGCTGGTCCTTCTCCATTTGTGCATACTGCTGCATCTCCGACTCGCTGAGTCGGACCGGCACCTCCCTGTCAATGCGGTCTGGAAGTGTCAGGTAATCGGCAGCGCTCATGCTGACGCAGATGTCGCTGATCCGGTCGCGAATCTCTTTCTCTGCTCCCTTGACCGGCGACCACTTGTAAACGGTGTAGCCGACCTGGATGGCCGGCCGAAACCATTTCTCCCGGTACCACCCCAGCGTCTTCCCTAACCGCTCGCCACGGTCCAGCAGGAAGACCTCGGCCCACAGATCCATCAGCCCGTTGGGGCTCGGTGTGCCGGTGAGGCCGACAACCCGGTCCACCATCGGCAGGATCTTCCGCAGCGCCTTAAAGCGCTTCGCCTGCGGGTTCTTGAAAGAGCTCAGCTCATCCAGGACGATCATGTCAAAAGGCCAGGGCCTCCGGGTGTCCAGGAAGTGCCCCACGAGCCACTGGACGTTGTCCCGGCCCAGTACGTAGACGTCCGCGTCCCGGTCAACGGCCTGCAGGCGCTGCCGTTGGGTGCCGGTCATGCAGGAGACCCGGAGACTGTGAAGGTGATCCCACTTCTCGCGCTCCCGTGTCCAGGTGTCCTCTGCCACGCGCTTCGGCGCGATCACGAGGATCCGCGCTGCCGCGAAGTCGTCCAGGAGCTCCCTGACGGCTGTCAGCGTGATCACTGTCTTGCCTAAAGGCCCATGTCCAAAAACAGCCCGACATGTTCCTGTTCAACGATCCTACGGATCATCCGGCTCTGGTACTCGTGCGGTTTGAAGATCATGGTCGATCACCTCCTTCCTCATCGGACACTTTTCACAGTCTGCCTGCCTCCCGGTCGCTTCGTAAAACAGGATCTCGACGAGGCAGGGCCTCTCCTCGCTGCAGCTCATATCACACACTCCAGGAAATTGCTCTCTCCCTTCCCGTAGTAGGCCACAGAGCTCACCACGTGTCTCTGCAGGTCCTTCAGGAAGTCCTCCGCGGCGTCCGGGCCGTAGACCACGGCGACCTGCTGACAGCAGTCCAGGAGCTTCCGGATCTGGTATTTCTGCACCTCAGACAGCTTCCCTCTCCGGGTCTTCAGTTCCAGGAAGACACAGATCCCCGTCGGCATGACGACGATCCGGTCCGGGACGCCGTCATTCCCCGGACTCGTGAACTTCAGGAACATTCCTCCCAGTTTTTCGACCCTGGACTTAAGCCAGGCCTCGATCTCACTTTCTTTCAGAAACATCTGTTTTTCTTCCTCCAGGCTGTGTACTCTGCGAACAACGCCTTGAATACGCCCACTGCCTCCGGGCAGGCGTGATAACGCCGCAGGTGCATGAGCCATGCGTCCCTGCCGTCTTTTTCGGGTGCGTTGAAGTCGTGCATAACGTCTCTCGCAAAATCGCCCCTCGGGGTGTTCTTATCGAGGTTTCTTGCGATGACCCAGTCTTTAAAAGTCATTTTTGTCCTCCTTTTCTGTGACAACCTCCGTGTGACAACTTTGACAACTTTGACGGCTTTTCTTACGCGGGTATATGAATTAGGCGCATTAGGCGCATATACGCGTCTCGCGCGCGCCTAAAATGCCTAAAATGCCTAAATGATAGCCATATATAAAAAAGCTTGTCATACTTGTCACTTTGTCTCAGAGCTGTCACGCTCATAGACCCTCTGCTGACCATAGGTTGTCACGTGCTTCCGCCTGTTCGTCTTCTTCCATCCGGGGATCTTTGCCATGATCTTCGCTATCGCGTAGGAGTCCTTCGCTTCCATCCGCGTGCTGCTTCCATGGAGCGCCTCGACCCAGATCTCGATGTTGGAGACCTCCGTCCTCCGGATCACTCCTTCCTCATCGCTGTCCAGAAACATGAAGCGCTGCTCCGGATCCATCCTCTCCCAGCCTTCCGGCAGCAGCCTGTCGAGATACTCTTCCACGATGCCCTGGCGGTCATCCTGCTCCATTGCCTCGCGCTGGGCGTCCTCCGCTTCGGCCTCCGCCTCCGGAGACAGGACCAGCGCCTCACCAAGCTCGTAGAGAGCCTTCGCCTCTGCCCAGATCTGCGCGACGAGATCCTTCGGCATGTCCACGGTCCGGACCTTCTCCAGCCCCGTCACCTTGACCGGCCAGAAGCGCCGGTTTCCGGTAATGTCCCGGAGGAAGCCTTCCTCCTGGTTGGTGCTGCCCACGATGATGCACTGCCGCGGCTTGTCCGTTGCATAGTGGCCAAAAGCATCGCGGTAGCTCTCCACCCGGCGCGAGACGAAGCTCTTGACGGACTCGATGTCCGCCTTGCGCATCCCGCTCATCTCGCCGATCTCGACGATCCACTTGTTCTGCAGCTGTTCGCCGGCTTCCTTGACCTTGCTCATCATGTCCATCTTGAGCGAGTCGGAGAACCAGTCCCCGGCAAGGCTGATAAAGAGCGAGCTCTTTCCTGCGCCCTGCGGGCCGATCAGCACCAGCATCTGGTCGAACTTGCACCCCGGCTCATATATCCGGGCCACGGCAGCGGCCAGCGTCTTCCGGGTCGCCTCCCGCACGTACACGGTATCGTCCGCGCCCAGATACCTGACCAGGAGCTCATCCACACGCTCCACGCCGTCCCATGCCGGAAGGCTGTCGAGGTAATCCCGGACCGGGTGATACCGGCGGTCGTAGGCCGCGACGGCGACGGCCTGCCTGACCTTGACCGCCGGGAACTCTACTTTCCACTTCTCTGCGATCCAGTTCGTGAGGAGCGCGTCGTGGGTGTCTGACCACACAGCTCTCTCCCCGCCCCACGGCAGGCCCTCGGCCTCGATGCGGCCGCTCATCTCGTTCAGCCGGATGCCCCTGAGTTCCTCCTCGTTCCTGAGGATCAGCGTCGCGTTCACCAGGGCGGGCTTCGGTACCATGTTGTCGTTGCGGATCAGCTTCAGTGTCCAGTCTTCCGCTGTCTCCTCTGCCTTGCCGAAATCTTCGGCGGCCTTCGCCGCCGCTTCCTCGTCGTGGGTCCTGACGCACTCCGGGTCACTGCCCATGAGCTCCGCCATGGCCGCCCAGCTCGGGCGCCGGTTCGCCGGCTTGTCCTCCGCCCCGTCGTCCAGCTCCCCGAAGCGGTGGATCCGGACGAGGTCGAAGGCGTTGCAGGAGGATCCCGCTGCCGGGTCGGTCGCGTGGTTCGACCATGCGAAGGTGTCGTCGTTGTAGATGACGAGGCCGCCCGCCGTGGAGCCTGCCGCATAAGTCCAGCGGTCCGGCTTGTCCGTCGGGACGTAGACGTCCGGGAGGAACTTCCGGATGGCCTCCGTGACCGTGTAGGTGCGGCAGAAAACGCCGACGATGTTCTGCTTGGCCAGCGGGTCCGCTGCGGGCCCTGTGGGCTTCCTGAGCTCCGCAGTGCGGGAGGACATCGGCCAGTAGCTGACGTCTCCCCAGTTCCCGCCGGGATACTCCGCGAGGACCTCGTCTGCGCCGAGGAAGGGCCCGTCGATGTAGTCGAAGACCGGGTCCACGTCCGAGCTGTGGGACGGCCAGTACATGAGCCGGGCCGCCTGGTAGGTGCTGTCGTCGAAGTATTCGATGTTGATGTCGTCTGCGACCTTCCGCGCGATCGCCTCGTATTCGTCCGGCGTGACCTCCCGGTCGAGCGGGATGATCAGGCGGACGCGGGGCTTCGCGGCGCAGTGCTTGCGGGTCGAGTAGACCGCGCAGGCGTTCACCCAGAACGCGTCCCGGAGCTCCTGCATCAGATCCGCCGGGGCGAAGTCAGCGTCCAGCGTGATAAGCTGGCGCCCTTCTACGTACCCGTTCTTCCGCTTTCCCTCGCGGAGCCGGCCGCCGACGAAGCCGCCGACGTCCTTCAGCTCGTCCTGCCGCTTCTTCGGCAGGCGCATATACTCCGCATGGGTCTCCGCGCCCGCGGACGACTCCCGGAACTTCGCGAGGAGCTGGGACCACCGGAGCGTCCGGTTCTTCCACTTCCGCTCCTGGCGCGATCCGCCGGTAGCGACGGCGAGGTCGCCATCATACTCAACAGCGACCCTCTTCTCGTCCAGCCTCGTCACTTTTTCCGCGTTCCCCATGATGCGATCCTTTCCCCGTTCTTTTCGAGCGTCTCGATGTCTTTGATGGCCTTTCTGACGCTGCCGTCGCAGGAGGAGGCGTAATCCTTGGTCGCGCGGAGCGTCCGTTTCTGTGAGTCCTGGAACTCGAGCCAGACCTTCAGCTGTTCGCTCGATTTCTTTTTCTCCGCCGGGCTGGTCTTATTCTTCATGTCGTCGCGGCGCTTCTGGATCTCACTCTGAGTCTTCTGCAGGGCCGTCAGGGCAGCTTTCGCACTTATGCCTGACGCTCTGGCCGTCGACCGGAGCTCCGGGAGTTTCTTCTGCAGGGCCTCCCGTTTCTCACGGCAGAAGTCCAGCATCTGCCTCCGGATGCCCTCCGGATCCGGGTCTTCCTCCGACAGCTTCAGCAGCCTGTCGAGCAGCCGGAGAGGCGCCGGGAAAAAAGCGTCCAGGATGATCTCCGCGCTTCCGTCTTCATAGGTAAATCTCAGGTATTTGTCCATAGTCATCAGTCCTTTTTGTAGAAGGGCGTCTCGTAGCCGTCGCCCTTCAGCGGCAGCCCAGGCGCCCAGTCGATCGGGTCGCCCATAGCCTTGTTGATCCTTGCCAGGGCGTCCGTGTCCTCGATCGGGACATCCACGACCATCTCGTCGTGGATGTGCATCACGATCTCGTAGCCCATCGCGGTCACACGCCGCATGGCCTCCGCGAGGCAGTCGCGGGCCGTGGCCTGGACCACGTTCTCCACCAGCTTCCCGCCGTAGGTCTCTGTCTTGCCCCACTGCTTGGTGACCTGGTTGACGCCCATGTAGACGATGGATTCACGCCCGCCCTTGGACTGGTCCGCCTCCAGCCGGGCGCCCCAGTAGACGAGCCGCCGGCCGGACGGGAGTACCACGATCAGGTTCCCGTTGCGGTAGGTGAAGGTAACAGCGATGCCTTTGCGGACGCTGTACTCGCGCACCCGGCCGCCGGCCATGTACTCTCGCTCCGCGATGTTATCGGCGGGGATCCTGATCCCGCGGCGGACCGGACGGCCTTCTCGGATCGCGGTCTTCGCCGCGGCCTCGTAGTCGTACCAGAGCTTGACGATGTTAGGATTCGCCGCGCGCCACTGGTCGACTACGCTCTGCAGCTCCTCTTCCGGGATGGATCCGCCGCGGTCCATCGCCTTCATGGCGCCGACGCCGCCCTGATATCCGCAGGCCAGTACAGCGATCTTGCCCTTCTGGCGGAGGTGCCTGTTCTGGCCATGCTTCTCGACAGGCACGTGGTACATCATTGACGCCGTCTTGCAGTAGATGTCCTCGCCCGCCTTGAAGGCATCAAGGGTCCACTGCTCGCCCGCGAGCCATGCGACCACGCGGGCCTCGATGGCTGAGAAGTCCGAGACGACGAAGCGCCGCCCCTCGGACGGGATGAAGGCCGTCCGGATCAGCTCCGAGAAAACGAAAGCAGGTTCCCCGAAGAGCGTTTCCATCGTGTCGAAGTCTCCCTCCTCAGCCAGCTCTCGCGCGAGGTCCAGGTCCGGCAGGTAGTTTTTCGCCAGGTTGTGGACCTGCACGATCCTGCCCGCCCAGCGGCCGGAGCGGTTCGCGCCGTAGAACTGGAGGATCCCGCGGAGTCGTCCGTCCTCACAGACAGCTTCCTGCATCGCGCCGTATTTCGCGGTCGAGGTCTTCCCGAGAGCCTGCCGGATCTCCAGGACCCGCCTGACTTCCGGCGGAAGATCTTCCTGTTTGAGGAGCGCCTCCACATCGTCCTTCCGGAGCTGCGGGACGTCCATTCCTTCGCGCTCGATCCATGGCTTCAGCTGTGCAAGGCTGTTGGGGTTGCTGAGGCCGGTGATCTCCCGCGCCTCTTCCAGCAGCTCCGCCCGGCGCTGCTCATCGTAGCGGACGATGTTGTCTACCATCGGCAGGTCGATGCGGATCCCGCGGTCGTTCATCTCCTGGTCGAGGTGCCAGAGATCCCACTCGCTCGCGGGGACCGGGATCTTCTCCAGCTTCTTCCGGATCGCCATCTCCGTGACCACGTCCTGCCGGTTGTACTCGACGAAGAGCGCCCACTTCTCCGGGTCGTGCTTCGGGAGGTTCCTGGTCCGGCCGCCGTTGACACGGGTCGGCCTGCAGGGCTTGCAGAAATACTGGATCAGCGCTTTGCCGCGCGGGTCCTTAAGCTGCTCCTCCGGAAGCCCCAGAGCCGTCCCTGCAGCCGCCAGGGATCCCGGCAGGCCGCACTCCAGCGCCATGATCATCGTGTCTTTCCACTGCTCCGGCGGGAGATACTCCTCCAGCGCGCGGGAGAGGCACGTCCGCTCGAAAGCCGCGTTGTAGGCGTACTTGGTGACGTCAGGGTCGAACAGCGCGGACAGGAAGTCCCGCGGCCAGCACTCCGGCAGCGTGCAGTCGTGCACCTGGACCGGCCCCTCGTCGAAGCTGTAGCCGATCAACAGGACCTCGAAGTCCGGCGCCTCCGCGTAGCGGTAGACGCCAGTCTTCGCGAGGTCTGCGGAGCTGTAGGTCTCAATATCGATACTCAGTGTCCGCATGGTTTCCTCCTGTCAGCTCAGTGCGACCAGCCTGTCGATGTCGTCGACGGTTTCGTCGACCATCAGTGCGTCTTCTTCTCCGGTGAGGTAGATGTATGACCCGACCCCGTCTTCGTCAACGGAGAAGACCGCCTGGATCTGGTCCGGGTTGACTAGTACCAGTCCCGAGCCGCCCTGCAGGAACCGGGCTTTTCCGCTCTGATGCAGTCTCAGAAAGCTCCTCATCAGAAGTCCTCCTCATCGTCCTCGTAGTCGTCGCTGAAGTCGTCTTCTGCGGAAGCCCTTGCCGCGCCGAGGCGCTCGCCGTCCTTCAGCTTCTGGATGTTGTTCAGGCCGCAGCCGATGCCCCGGTTGCCGTTGCTGTCGTAGGCGAAGAAGTTCACGGAGGCGCGGCCCCAGCAGCCGCTGTATACCTCGTCCGGGTCGAGGATCTCGTTCAGATCCTTGTCGACGATGCCGGGCTTCGTGTTGCTGTTCGCGTTCATGAAGTACATCCCTTCGTACTCTGCGGCCTCGTCGGCTCTCTCCTCGTCACCATCGCGCAGCGGCAGGCGGAGGTTCTTGGGCTGCTTCCCGCCCCACTTGGAAGCGATGCCCTCCTTCACGGCCTCGTCGATCGCCTTCCGGATCTTTCTGACGGTCTTTTCGTCGTCCTTGGGGATCAGCAGGCAGATGCTGTACTTTGCCTCCTGTCCCTCGCGGAAGGATCTGCTCTTGAAGATGTTTACATAGCTGAATCTCACCTTACCCGTTACACACTTAGTTGCCATTCGTCTGGCCCTCCTTTGTTCTGATAAAAATTCCTGGTACGCCTGTTCGGCGGCGTACTCGCCAGGTTCAAACATTGTCATGCTTTCGGCTCCTCAGGATCCGCGCTGGGCGGGATCCCGTCGAAGAGGTAGCTCTCGAGACCGGCCGTCCAGATGGCGAGCATTTCGTTGACGACCTTCTCGGTGTCTTTGGATACGATCCCGTCATTTGCCAGGCGCAGGACGCTGCCGCACACCGCCACGCCTGCGCGGAACGCTTCACGAGTGATTGTCTTAGCCATCGGCGGCCTCCGCGAAGTCGGTCTTCGCACTCTCCGCCGCATTGATCTCCGGGCGCCTGTCCGAGGCCGGTACGAGCACCGGCTTCCCGGCAGGCTTGACGATCAGGTCGCCCAGCGTCTCCGTGAGCTTCTTCTTGCCGACCAGCTTCTCCATGGCGGTCAGGCCGAGGAGCTTCCGCTCGTAGATCAGGGCGTCCTCCCAGCCGGCGGCGTTGAGCGCTTCCGCGACCTTGACGTCGTCCGCGTACTTCCGGATCGAGCGGCCTTCGACCAGCTTCCAGCCGTCATAATGCTCACCGGCGAGCGCCTGCTCCAGTGCGTAGCCCTGGACGTCCGCAGTCCACTTCTGCAGATCCTCCGCGCGTCTCAGCACCTCGCCGATCTCGTCTGCCTGCAGGAGCGCCGGCTTCTGGAAGTCGTACTTCGCGAGCTCCAGCATCGCTTCCGCCCTCGTCCTGCAGGTGGCCTTGGCCGGGCACCAGCGGCACCACTCGCCGCAGGCCATCGGGGCTGCTGCCGTCCTGTCAAGGGCTGCGGCGGCCGCGGGCCTCACCACCATGTTCGCCCAGCTGTAGAGCTCGACGATCCCCATCTCCTCCGTGCTCACGTGGTCGAGGCGCGGCTGGATGATCGTCATGCGGACCTTTTTAAAGTCGTACAGGTCGCCGAAGAGGGAAGCTGCGCCGAGGCCGTAGAGCCGGAGCTGAGGGTTGCCGGGAGCCTCCACCCGGACGCCCTTGCCGTATTTGAGGTCGATGACCTCGATCGTGTCGCCCGCGATCACGACCGCGTCCGCCGTGCCGAAGCACTCCGGAGCCCAGTCGCTCAGGTCGAGCCGCTGCTCCACCATCACGGTCGCGGAAGGATCCTTCTTCAGGCCCTCGCAGTAGATCTCCATAACGCGGTCCCGGTAGTAATCGGTGGCTTCTTCCATCTCGCCGCAGTAATACTCGGACTTGAACGCGTTCGCGAGGCGCTGGTCGTAATACTTCTTCGTGATCTCGTCGACGGCCAGCAGGACTTTGTGCTCCGCGATCAGGTGCGCGAGCGTGCCCTCGTCCGCATAAGTGCTGGACGGTGCCGGCGGGAGTTCTGCCGAGATCCGCACGGAGCCGGGGCAGTTGATCCACCGGGCCGCCGCTGACGGGCTCAGCGTTGCGTGCGCTTTAGGCATTGCCTGCCTCCTTCCTGGCGGTGTCCACGACCTCCTGCAGCTTGTCCTCCGGAACGGCCTTGAGGCTCGCATAACCCAGCTTCTTCAGCGTCGCCCTGGCCACGTTGGTGCCCACCGCCTTGTTCAGGTCCGCGAGGATCTTCCGGGCCGTGATCATGTCCATCTTCGGCTTGTCCTCCTCGAACGGGATCTCCGGAGCGGGTGTGGGTGCAGGTTCCTCGTCCTGCGGCTTCTCTGCGGACTCCTGCGGCTTCTCTGCCGGCTTTTCCACCTTCTTCGACTTCTCCATCGGCTTCGGCGCTTCGGGCAGCCTCACGGGCGCCTGCGCTGCCTGGATGTACTTCAAGAACTCCTCAAGGCTGTCAAAAGTTACTGTGATCTGCATGTCTTGTCCTCCTTTGTGATTAGTAATTGAAAAGGTTCAGTGCGAAGAGCACGAGCACTCCGCCAAACAAAAAGCCGTTAAAATCCATGACTCAGTCCTCCCTCCATACGAAAACGTGCTGTTTCTTCACTCCGTGGTTCCGCGCCACGCCGTGACCGTCGTAGTACACGTCGATGTGCCTGCCCCTGACGCCGGTGTCCTGCGCCCACCGGACCGCGCCGTCGATCATCACCATGCTCCCCAGTGGGATCACTCTTGGGTCTACGGCGACTGTCTCACCGGCGACCGGCATGACGCCGGTTTTGGTCGGGCCGCCAGCCCATCTGCCGGCGCACTTCCGGCAGTTGCAGTACCCGGTGGTCTTGAAGGTGCCCAGGTCGACCCAGTGCCCTGTGGGCACCCGCTCCGCGAAAAAGATCGCTTCCGCCGGGGCCGCCTTGCTGTCCGTGGCCACGATGGCCGGGATCGGCTCGGCCTGCGCCTCAATCACTGACCAGTGCCAGATCATCGTGGCTGTCATCGCCGCGAAGATCCCGGCCCGGACAGCTGTCCACAGTTTGTCCACAATCTCCTCCTCTCGTCCTCCTGATCGCTGCCAGTGCTTCCCTGGCGAGCATCGTCAGCATCTCCTCTGTCACGCTTCGCCTCCTTCCTGACACGCTTCGTGTCCCTCGGAAGCATAAAAAATAGACTCCACGCTTACGCCGTAGTAACTGGCCAGCGCGATCTTCACCGGATCCGGCGGGACCGCAGCTCCGCTCTCGTACCGGGACAGTGCCGTCCGGTCGATCCCGGTCGCGTCGGCCACTTCTGCCTGCGTCCGGAAGACCCCGCGGAGCTCCCGCAGTCTCCGTCCGATCAGTTCCCTGTTCACTTCTCCTTCCTCCTTTTCTTTCTGCTGACGGCGCTCTTGACGTCCGCCAGCAGGTTATATGTTTCAGCGCTCTCCCGGTCCCAGCTCTTCCAGCTCAGGTGGTTTTTTATTGCGTGCTGGGCCTTGGTCTCCAGGACCAGGTTCTCGATCGCGCAGTTCTGCTTGTTTCCATCCGCGAAGGATATGACGCAGCCTTTCGGGATCGGGCCATTGTGCTCCTCCCAGACGAGCCGGTGCAGGAAGCGCCATCTCTTCTGCTGGTTCCCGAAGTCCTGGACTTTTTTCACCAGGTATCCGTCAGTGTTCACCCGGATCTCGCCGATCTTCGCGATGTTGGCCGGGACGTGGCCCTTCGGGAACAGGTTCTTCAGGATCCGCTGCTGGGCCTCCGGGCTCAGGAAATCGTCCCAGCGCCTCCCCTTGGTGGCCGGCACAGATCCGCATTGAAACTGTGACTGGTAGCCGTTGCGGACACCGTGGTTCTTCATCCAGCTCCGGACCCGGTTCAGCTTGACCGTACCCGGGCCGAGCTTCGCGTTTATGTGCTCTACCGTCTCGATCGTGCTCATGTGAGCCTCGCAGCAGGACCGGATCAGGTCAGTGACTTCCGAGGGGAGCCTCCGGGCGTGGCAGCCGTTGAATCGAGGATTCCCGCTCTGGAGGTGGTGGTTCCGGTAGTAGTCGTGCATCTGCTCCGGCGTTACCTCCAGACCGAAGACGGCCAGCAGCTGCTCCGCCATGTCCCGGTAGCTCGTTCCTCTGGCGTGGTTTCGGATGTACTCCTGGACCTCCGGGGTATATTTGAGCCGGCTCACTCCTTCATCTCCAGCATTTCAGGCACCGGGACGCTCCGCTGGGTGCTGCCGTACTCCGTCAGGTGGACCATAGTTTTGTAGGCCAGTTCCGCGTTCTGTACGATCTGGGCCGCGACCTTCGTCATGCCTTCCGCGCGGCGGAGCTCAGTCTCGAGCTCCTCCTGCGTCAGCGAGTCATCGTTCAGCCTCTCCAGCTGCTCAAACAGGTGGTTGTTCAGATCGGTCAACGTGTTCCTTGTTTTCACTCTTCTCCCTCCTTGTCGCTGTGGATCAGCTCGTCGAAGTCCGGCTTGTCCTTCAGGACATCCGGATTTCCAAGCGCGCCCATGATGAACGCGAGGATCAGCTCGTCGCGCTTGTCCCGGTCGGGGATCTTTCTGATGGCCTCGCCGATCCGCAGCATCTCATATCTGACCTCTCCGTACTGGCCGGAGATCTCGATGGTGTGTTTGTTCCCTTTACTGTCTGCCTTGATCATTCTTCCACCTCCTCTCCTGCCATCATGTCGTACAGCTTCGCCTTGAGCTCGATGATCGTCTGCCTGAGTGCGTGAACCTCTGCCGCGGCCTCCTGCTTCTTTGTCGACTTAAGTCCCTCGTAGCTGATCTGGAGGGCCTTGTAGTCGCTCTCCATCTGGCCGATTCGCGCCTCATAGTCGCGTCTGATCAACGCCTCGCCCACGATCTGGCTTTCAAGCTGGTTCTTCGCGTCCTCCAGCCGCGCGATCGCGTCGTCCTTATAATTGAGCTGCTTCGAGAGATCAGCGAGCCTGTCAGAGAGCTGGCAGTTCTTCGCCTGCTCGTCCAGGTACCAGCCCTTCCAGCTCTCCATTCCGCCGTTGACGATGTTCGCCCTGGCCTGCTCGACGCAGCCCTCGAAAGCCTTGCCGACGTAGGTGTCCTCCGGGCTGAAGTCCTCAAGGATCTCCTCGATCTTCCGGAGTGCTTCGTACCCCTCCGCCTTCGTCTTTTCCATCTTTGTCCTCCTTTTACCAACTCTGTGCTACGCTTTCCCACTCACCGGCATATCCCTTCAGGATCTCCACAAACTCGTAGCCGTTTCCGTACTCTGTTGCGATCTCCCCGGCCTCTTCCAGCGTGTCGCAGTACGCGCGCTGCATCGCTCCGTGATGATCCCTTGCTTCGACCAGATACTGCGTCTCCGGGACTCCGGTGATCCGGATGTCGAAGTTGTCGCCGCTGTCCTTTACCGCGTGGAAGCCGGCGGCAGACAGATCTTCCATGGTCTTGCGAAGATCCTTCTGATCGTGGCACTGAATGATGTCGCCCTTCTTCATCTCCGTCCTCCTTACTGGAATCTGCTCGCGACGTCTCTGATGATCGCCGCGTAGCTGTCCATGTATGTACCGATCTTCTTCGTGTACCCGTTGCGGTAGGTGACGAGCACGTGCTCGGTGTCCTTCTCGGCGTCGATGAGCTCACAGCCCACCACGTTGTCGCGGGTCTGTGAGAGCAGCCATCCCAGATTGTGGACGAACTGCTCACGGTCGAAGATCGCATCCTGTTCGTCCATAAAGGCTGCCATAGTCTCGTTTGCTCTCATGCTGCCACCTCCGTGTAATCATCCAGGAGCGCCTTCAGGTCCGTCTTCGTCCATCTGGTCCTCCTCCGGCGGCCCATCCGCCTGCCGGTGTAGTTCCGGATCTCTCCCCACTGCATGAACTGTGCCACGTGGTAGTGGCCGCAGGCGTATCTCACGACCTCGAGGAACTTATTTCCGTTCCTGGTGTTTCTGTAGATCTTCTTTTCCATCTGTGTCCTCCTGTCTGTCGCGACACGCTCCGTGTCTCCCGACATGCTCATACTACCACCGGACACGAATCGTGTCAACACATTTTGTGATAAATCGGCACAAATTGTGCTATGCTATAGAAAAGGAGGACACGACCATGGCAAACTTTGCAGGACGCTTGAAGCAGCTCCGGCAGGAGCACGGCATGAACCAGCAGGAACTCGCAGACCGGCTTGGGATCTCCCGGTCCGCTGTGGGCATGTATGAGCAGGGCCGCAGGGACCCGGATTTTGAGCTGCTGGACAGCATTGCAGACCTTTTCGGCGTGGACCTGTCCTATATGCTGGGCAGTTCCGACGTCCGCGGGAGCTATCCGAGGCACGGAACCCCGGCCGCCCCGGATCCGGAAGAGGCCGCGATCCTCGAGGCGTACAGGAAGGCGCCGGAGGACGTCCGGCGCCTGGTGCTCTACGCGCTGAGGCTGAAGCCATGAGAGGCGTGATATATGCGCGGTACAGCGAGGGCCCGCGGCAGACAGACCAGTCGATCGAAGGACAGGTCGCGGACTGCAAAGCCTACGCGCTGGAGAAGGGGATAGACATCGTCGACGTGTACGCGGACCGGCACGTCTCCGGGAAGAGCCTGGAAGGCCGGGACGAGTTCCAGCGGATGATGCGGGACGCGGACCGGAAGCGCTTCGACGTGGTGGTCGTCTGGAAGATCGACCGCTTCGGCCGGAGCCGCGAGGACATCGCCGTGAACAAGATCCGGCTGAGGCGCGCCGGGATCCAGCTGATGTACGCGCGGGAATCCATCCCGGACGGCCCGGAAGGGATCCTGCTGGAGAGCCTGATGGAAGGCCTCGCGGAATACTACAGCGCGGATCTGCGCCAGAAGGTGATCCGCGGCCTGCGGGAGACCGCAAAGAAAGGGAAGGTCCCGTCCGGATCCATCCCGACGGGATATAAGCTGGTGGACGGCCGGCTGGAGCTGGATGAGGAGAAGGCCGAGGGCGTCCGGATGGCCTTCCGGATGCACATCGAGGGCGCCACTTACAAGCAGATCGGGGAGGCCCTGCGGGAGTACGGGATCTACAACGGCAGCCGGAATTTCATCTACCATGTCCTGCGCTGTGAGAAGTACACCGGGAAGTATCCGTACCAGGGCGTGGACATCCCGATCCCGGCGATCATATCGGAGGAGACATTCATGGAAGCGAAGAAGCATTTCCGGAAGACCCGGAACGGCAGCGCCCAGCGGGCCGAGGCGCCCTACATCCTGCGCGGGAAGGCCCGCTGCGCCCTTTGCGGTAAGCTGCTGGTCGGATCCTCCGGCCGGAGCCATACCGGCGCCGTGTATCACTACTACAGATGTAAGACGAAGGGCTGCGGCCTGAAGCAAATGAAAAAGGACCTGCTCGAGGAGCTGGTCCTTAAATCCACTGTAGAGGATCTGCTGAACGACGACATGATCGAGATCCTGGTCGCCCGGATCATGGACATCCAGGAGCACGAGGAGGATCCCGTGAAGCGCCTGCGGAAGCGCCTGGCGGAGAACCGGCGCCAGCAGGAGAACCTCGCCGCATCCCTTGCTGAGACGCGCCTGCGTGCCGTGGAGGCCCGCCTGCGGAAGCTGGAGGAGGATGAGGACGCACTGGAGGCGGAGATCCGGGAGAGGGCCGCGCAGAGCGCCGTGGTGCCGGAGGTGGCCGTCCGGGCGTGGCTCCGGTCCTTCCGGTCCGGGGACATCGCGGACCCGGCCTTCCGGAAGCGCCTGGCGGACGTCTTCCTGGCGGACATCCTCGTCGGCCCGGAGGACGTGACTATAGTCTATAACGCAAAAGAAGCGCCGTACGGACCCGGTGAGGGTTCGCACAGCGCATCATCTCGCGGGGGCCAGGTGACAGTATACAAACCTGTCGTGATCGGCCCGCTCATCTTCTTCCGCCTGCCGAGGTAGTGATATAGCATAATTATAGCAAGTTTATAGCACAAAAATAAAGCCCCGCAGGATCTCTCCCGCGGGGCTGTCGTTATGTCGCACAGTAATACTTTCTCAGGTCCGGGCTGTCCGTGTCCCACTTGGGGATCCAGGCGCCGTCCTCTCCTACCCAGTAGTAGATATACTTCCCGGGCTTATAGGGCATCTCGCTACGTACGTAGCAGCTGGTGGCCATCAGGCCGGTCCGGGTCATGTAGTAGTTTTTGCCGTCGTCCTCGACCCACTGGGACGCGCAGAGCGCGCCGTCCCCGGCGAGGTAGTAGTAGCCCTCCTGCGCCTTGTACCAGCCGGTCACCATCCGGCCGGCACCGTCGAAGACGTACCAGCGGCCGCCGTAGTACAGCCACTCGTCCCGGCAGATGGATCCGCCGTCCTTGCGGTAGTGCCAGCCCTCTTTGTCCTCGTACCACGGCGTCCGCCAGTCGTGGGCCTCCACTACGGCACGATACGCCGCGTAGCAGCAGAACATCGAGCACCACTGGGCGCAGGTGTAAGTCTGCGGCTTGCCGACCGTCAGGCCGTACCAGCGGCCGAAGAGCGTGCAGTTGTTGTCGCCGACATTGGCCGTGAAGTCCTCCAGCTGGTCAGGCGTGGCCTTTTCGAGGTAGCCGAGCCACTTCCGGGCCTGCAGGACCAGCTGCTCCGCCGTGCAGGTGTCCTCGCCGAAGCGGGGATACCCGAAGCCGTTGATCCGGTTCTTCCCGCCGACCTGCTCCGGCAGGACCTCGTAGGTGTGCTCGATCGTCTTCCCGCCGTCCCTCCACGCGGTGGCATTTTCCCCGGCTCCGGAGTTGCCCTCGATGGTCGTGATCCGGTACAGACGATTGGACTGCACCGCGCCGGTCACGATCCCGACGTGGCTCACCCGTCCGAGGCCGGACGAATAGAAGTAGATGAAGCTCCCGACGCTGGGCGTTTTGCCGTAGCGCCCGGCCTTGCGCCACTGGGCGACGCCGTCCGGGGTGTAGGCCGTGGGTCCGAGAGACCGTCCGGGCTCACCGCAGAGGAGCACGCAGAGCCGCTCGTAATTGGTCACTGGTGCGCCTCCTCCTGGTCAGTCATGATCATGGTCGCCTGATCGGCGAGACCCTCGCCCACGCAGTACGCGATCACGGACGCGCCGGACATGATCAGGGACGCGACCTGCGCGGCCTCGCTCTCGGAGTGTCCGCGGAAGATCAGGATCCCGGACACGAATCCCGCCAGTGCCATCCACAGTTTTCTGCTCGTCAGTTTTCTTCTCCAGTTGATTTTTGTCATGAGATTGTACCTCCTCCTCTGTTGATCAGGTAGCTCTCCAGGTCGTCTTTTGCGCGGGAGAGCTTGTCGATGTCGTTGCCGTTGATTGCGTGAGACATCAGCGCGAGGAGCGCCTGCTGGGTCACGCGGTTTCCTTCATCGAGGCTGTTCAGCCGCCGGTTGTCGCGGTCAAGGTACTCCGCGAATTTCTGCACCTGCTTCTCCAGCGCGTCGAGGCGCTGATCCTGGATGTGCTCCGGCTCGTGGGCCTTGGCTATCGCACGGTAAAAGACCGCGATCGCTGCGGCCACAGTGCAGACCGCTCCGCAGAGCCAGAGGACATCCGATAAAGTAAACGTGATAGCTGTGTCGCCCATGCAGGCTCCTTACGTTAAAAGAGGAGCAGGTCTCCCTGCTCCCCGTATTGATAGTTGCTGACCGGGTCAGGTTTAGTTGACCCACAGTTCACTGACGAATAGTTGCGCCGTGACCAAGCCGTCTGCCAACAGCCACGGCATATCCCGCACCGTCCGATACTTACAGCCTCGGTCAAGGGCTTTGGCTTGGCGGGATGTCCCCTAAAAACGTGTCGTACCTACTGCCCGCAAGGGGCTGTGTTACTCGGTTAAAGTGTCCTTTTCGTTAGATTTCGTCCGTTCCTTCGTGCATCGTCCCGGTCTTCAGCGCATCGTCTTCCACCTTAAACCATGAGATAAAGTCAGAGTATGCCTGTTTCATGACCTCTTCGGGAAGTTCCGGATGTCCTAACTTCTTGGCAAGATACTTCGCATACTCAACCTGCTCGTAAATCAGTGCTTGACCGGAATCCCCACTGCTTTCCTTGACACTCCATTCCCGTTCTGCCATATCACGCACCCCCTTTACAGGGATTTTATCACGCTTCGGGAGTCTCCTCAACCGGCTCCGGGGCGGGTGCATCGTGGATAAAGACCTCATGCCGCAACTCAAACCCTTCCTTCGTGAGCATGGTGACGGAATCGGTCAGGTGCGTTGTATCCACAGCCTGTCCCGCCTGACGGAAAAATTCCTTATCGTTACTCTGTCGGTTCTTCTGTCTGCTCCTCAATCGGCTCTTCCGGGGTCAGCGCATCGTGTCCTTTTACTGATTAGTAAGTTATCGTCCTTGACGCGCCTCTGCCGATCCTTGCACAGTGGATTTCTTCCGCAGAGTAGTTGACCGTCACAATATCAAGGCACTGTTCCCCGGTTGTCCCCGCAGTCTGCGGATTCCCGGAAACGGTCTGCTTCGTATCGCAGTCAATCATGACGATGGGGATGCCGCCGCTCGTCTGACCATTATAGTCGATATGGCAGTGTCCACCAAAAATAGCCTCGACCTTCTTCCCGCCAGCAGTGTTGACCGCATCAAGAGCGGTGCAGACATTTGTCATAAACGGTGACATAATCCATGTGGTCGGGTCATCGTATGTGCCACCTTCACCGGGATAATAAATTACATGGCAAAATACAAGGAAGTGCCATCCCGCCGGGGCGTTGTTTGTGATGCTCTGCAACCATGATATCTGTGCCGATGCTGTTGACGGTGTCCCGGTTCTGGAATCAAGGACAATAAAGCGGGTTTTCGTTGCTTTGTTGTCCATGTAATAATAGCACGGTGCTTCATACTCTACATAGTAATCGGACTGCTTCTGCATAAGGGTATAAAATTCATCGTGCGTAAATGCCGTACCGCCGTCAAGCTGATTCCCGTCATGATTCCCGTAAACAGAAAGAAAGTGCGGGGACGCCGCTGTAAATTTCTGTCTAACGTCGTTCATGATGCCGATGACCTTCTCCTGAGTGCCTCCGTTGAAAGTGTCACCACCGTAAAAGGTGTTCTCAATCGGCAACGCATCGGTGACAGCCTTGACCAATGCCGGGGAATGCTTTTCGTTGTTCTCCCAGTGGATATCTGACAGGAAGACAAAAGTTTCCCCGTTGATGCTTGCAGACAGCATTGCCGTCTGTGCTTCAGAGATGGCAGACGCAAGGTTTGCTTCAAAATACTCCGGAATTTCTGAAACTGGCGTAATGCCGCTTTCCAGCGCTGTTACACGCTCATCCAGTTCAGCCGTCTGTTCATCCAGTTCAGCCAATTCCTTCCTGACATTGGCATATCTTGTCACAGTAATATATTGCGACAGTTCTTCGACAGATTCCAGTGTGCGTTCCGGATTGAAATGTGCAAGAATGTAATATTCAGAATCAATTTCTGCGGTATAAGTAGTGCTGATCCATCCCACATAGGAATACCCACCGCCTGGCAAACGCCAACCGACATACATCTGCACGGTTCCGTCCGTTGGTGAAATCGCTACAGTGTCCCCGGCATTAAGTTTAAGAATGTACCCTTGCGGCGTTCTGATCCGCTTATCTGCACTGCTTTGATTGTAATATATCTGCGTGGGCGTTATGTAAATGTTCCCATTTTCCCACGGGATATTTACCGTTTCAGCCCATGCAATTTTATCATTGATTACATCAATGTCTGATTTCAGCGATTCCGCTTCTGCTCTTGCGATAATGTCAACCGCTGTGAAATGCTGAATATAGTCCGTTGCGGTCGTGCCTTCTTCCAGTTGAATATCATGGATATGCCAGACATTGCCGCCATTGCCGCCATAAGTAAGCCGCAACCCCGATACTGTTTTCCCAGCAGAAGATGTTAATGTAAATCTTGTATAACTGCTCGTTGTATTGGGGAGCGGAAGACCCGTTTGAGTTCCATCACTGTAAATGAAATAAATCATTATTCCATTACCAGATGTTCCCTCATTTCCATCAGTTTTTGCGGTCAGTGAAATAGTATATCGCTTAGACGCTTTAAATCCTTCAATGGGATAATATGGGGATGTATTAAAATTCTGGTGAAGTTTTGCGGCTGTGCCACTATAGACACCTTCTGTTTCCGACCACCCAGCTTTGGTGACAAGATATGTAGGGTCGAAGACGTTACGGGTCGAGCCACGGATCTCATTTAAATGGCTCTTTAACTGAGTAACTTCCCCGGTGATGACCTTGTTCTGTACCGGGTTGACCGAGGTGTCAGACAGTGCGTTGTCCACGGTCAGCGTTGCCGCCGCAGTTTCCGCACGGGTCGCCGCCGCTTCTGCCGCAGTCTCACTTGCCGCCGCATCCGTGGCACTCTGCGCCGCTTCAGCCGCTTTTGTGGACGCTGTGGATGCGCTCTGCCCTGCGTTGGTTTCTGCTGCTTCTGCACCCTGCTGTGCGGTTACAGCGGCGTCCTTTGCGGCTACAGTCTGCCCCGCCGCCGTCTGTGCTTCAGCCGCCTTTTGGGATGCTATCTGCACATCCCCCTCGATGCTTGCCGCACTCTGAGCCGCCTCCGTTGCGGACTGAGCCGCCGCACTCGCCGCCTGTCCTGCACTGGTGGCGCTTGCGCTTGCCGCAGATGCGCTGTCTGCCGCACCCTGCGCCGCAGTTTCAGCGTCCGTTTTGGCGCTCTCTGCGCCCGTCTGAGCCGTTTCGGCACTCTGTGCGGCAGATTCTGCGTCTGCCTTACTCTGCGCCGCCTGAGCCGCATCCTGAGCGGTCTGCTGTGCCTTTTCGGTTGCCGTCTGCGCCGCAGTCTCAGCCGCCGCCTGTGCGTCCTCTGCCTTGCCCTGTGCAGTCTCTGCGGCATTTTTCGCGGTTTCAGCCGCCGATGCGGATGCCGTCGCACTGTCAGCTGATGCCGCCGCCGCAGATGCGCTCGCCCCGGCATTGTCTGCCGCAGTCTGCGCAGTCTCAGCATACTCGCTGACCTGTCTTACGACATCGTCAAACTCTCCCGAGACTTCCGCATCATACGTCTCGGGCATCGGTCTTGCCTTGACCGGGATCAGGATTGAATACTCCGTCTCGCCCTCACCCTCGCTGTCGCTGAGATAAATCCACGCATTGAGGTTTTTCCCGATAGTCAGCAGGACATTGGGGATGGTCACCTGACCGTCAGCGCCCACCGCCGTGGTGGACACGCCGCCCGTCCTGTTGGTGGAAAAATGCACCTCAAAAGCCGCAGGAAGGTCAATCCCGGTGATGCAAAGCACCTGACCGTAATCCCACTGCCATAGCGGTGCGGTGGTCGCCGATGTCCCTCCGCCGCTGAAGTTGGCGGTGATGATGTTTCTTGCACAATCCATAAATGTCTCCCCCACGAAAAGAAAGGGCAGGGGATTTCTCCCCCGCCCTGCCGTTGTCAGTCTCTCACCACAAACCCGTCTGCGTCTGCGTGCCAGCCCGGCACGATGGACAGCTTACCCGTCTCGTCATCGTACTCGGTGCCGTTTTCCGGGCCGGTGTACTTCTCAACCGCCCGCTGGATCTTTGCCGCATCCTTTCCTGCCGCCTTGAACTCTGCCTCGATTGCCGGAAAATCCTTGATGTTAAGTGCCATGATTTTTCTCCTTTCGTGAGATATTAAGCCCCTTGCGGGGCAGGGTTACTTGATAAATTCAATGCTGTACAGATTGAAATTCATGATTTCCCTCAGGAAAGAGCCGGATACGCTAAGGTCTGAGTTGGGCTCGAAAAAGAAAGCAATCTGGTCAGTGTTTGTGTTCCACGCCGATATATCGAAGGTGACATCAAAGGGGAGGTCGCCTGAATATCCTACACCACCCGCGTTGATTTTTACTCCATGCCACCACGCAAAACCGTCGCCCTTTACGGAATTGCGCCGCACATAGCGCCCCGGCTGTTCAGTCGCACTGTAGCGATAGACCTGCTCGACCGTTGGGTAGATGTACCAGTACACTATGTTCGCTTGACCGGCATAGGCATAAAAGGTGTAGTTCACCTTTCCGGTCATGCGGACTTTTGAGTATTTTGTAAAGTCAATTTTTGCGGCGCTGATGAAACCAAACTCTTGCCCAAACGTGTTCTCGGGATATTGCGGTCCGCGCGGATTGTCTACGTTCCGGTACAAGCCGCCCGATGTAATTGGCGTTGGCGTGCTGTACCACCCGGAACCGCCGCCGGGAACAACCACCTTGTCACACATAAAAACATAGTCGTGTCCGCCACTTCCCGAACTCGGATTTGAATAGACATTGGTGATAACCCCGCCCCTAAGTTCCCCGGCGAAGTGACTGCCGTCATACGCCGTGTCGGGCCATACTTGCTTCAGCGTGCCGCCGACATTTTCCCACACCTCGATGACATTCCGAAGGGTGCCGCTGGGATTGATCTTGATCTCAGATACGGTTTTCAGACCGCCGCTGTTGATAGTGATACCCATGCGCCACCTCACTCATAGCGGAAGTATACGCATCCGCTCGGGCAGGTAGTGGTTGTCGGAGCCGCCGTCCCGGATGCCATGCCGTACACGCCGAGGTTCGTCCGTGCCGCCGCCGCTGTAGTCGCCCCTGTGCCGCCCTTAGCCACTGTGACGGTGGGCAAGCGATCAACGCTGAGCGTGCCGCTCGTGATATTGCTTGCGCTGTGGTTATGGCTCGCCGCAGCAGCACCTACATTAGCAGCCGTCAGATTGACGTTACCAGTGCGGTAAGAACTCTCAGAGTTGCCCTTGACCCCGGTGACGCTGTTGACCTGCGCACCGCTTGCGATGCCGTCCAGTTTCTTCTTGTCTGCGGCGGTCATCAAGCCGTTCGCGGACTGCGTTGCGGCGCTGTACGTAGTGTCCTGCGTGTTCAGCGTGCCCGTGGTGCCGTCTGCTTTAGTCCACGTGATAGTCCTGCCGCTGATGGACAGCCCCACAACAGCCGCCTTGATGTCCGTAAAAAACTTCCGGATCTTGCCGAGGATAACTTTAACGGAATCCCCAGCCGCCGGGATAGGATAAGCTGCGGAGGACGCTGTGGCTGTTGCTGCCACAGTGTCAGAGATGTCGCCGCCAGCCTTGTCCAGCTTGCGCTGCAGGTCGGCCACGGTCGCAGTGCCGGCGTCGCTGACCTCCATCGTGACGGTCGCCGCGTCCTGCACGGTCAGATGGTTGGTGAAGATGAAGGCGGACGGGGCGTCCGCGTCATAGACCGGCATTTCATCCGGCGTGACCGCGGTCATGACTGCGATCAGCGTTTCGGATCCGCCGGCGAGCTGCCCGTAGATGCCGACCGTCTGGATCAGGTACGCTGTCGCGACGCCCTGGCTGGAGAAGCGTGCGGAGACCTGCACAATATTATCGGAGTAGACCGACGCGTCCGTGATGTCGGTTTCCTGCTCGATGCCGGTCAGGGCCGTGAGGGCCTTGATGCCGGATGCGGCCACCGCCACGGATGACGCCCGCATCTTTGTCCAGGTCAGCTTGGTGCCCCGCAGGGCCTGCGCGATCACGCCCTCGCCTGCCGTGGTCACCACGGCACCGTTATATTTGCCCATGTCAGTTACCTCCTGTCGGTATAATCTGCTCAAAGGTCCGGGACATCCGGGCCGCGTAGTACGCATTGGAGCTCGTCACGTTGTTTACCTGCTGGTTGCTGTAGACGTAAAGATGCGCCGGCACGTAGCTGTAGATCAGGTCGTGCAGGAGTGAGATGGCTCCGTATCTGTCCGACGTGACGATGATCCTGATCCAGCACTCAGCCGGATTGACCTCCAGCGTGTAGTCCTCGCCAAAAAGCTCCCGCAGCCGCTCCCGGAGGTGCCACACGGTGTAAGGCACTGTCTGATTGATCCGCGTCATGACACGATCACGCCGGTACTCCAGCGTGTCACCGGCAGACGACACGATTCCGAGGAAGCGTTCCCAGTAGCGGATCGTTGTCGCGTCTGCCGTCTGGATGTGATCGTTTTTCCGTACCTGTTCGGCTGCAGCCACAAAGTCGGAAAGCTCCGAAGCTCCGCCACGCATGATCGCGATATACTCGAGGACTGGCTTAAACCAGTCCGGCAGCTGGTCCATGAGGATCTCGTAGATGCGGTCATCCATTGAGCGTCACCTCCCCGAGCGCTGGCACCTGCTGGAGCGCAGCGGTCTCGGTGAGAGCCAGGTCTCCAGCAGCACCGTTTATCGTAAGGTCCGCGACGCTTGCGACCTCCGGGATGGTCAGGATCGCGTAGATGATACGCGATGCGTAGACCGTGACGGGATAGGTGATCCTGTTGCTGACCAGCGCCTTGCCCCAATCCTCTGCCACGCTGTGGATATAGTCCGCGACTGCTGCCCGGATCTCGTCTCCGTAGCTCACGAGGCCGTCCTCGACGCCGGAGGTGAAGATGATCCTGCAGGAGACATTGATCGTGATGGCGGTGGCGCTCACGATGTCCACAGCAGCCCCGATCGGTGCGATGCCGTACCCGTTGGGCGACGGAGCTGTCTCTCCGTCCTCAGGCGGGCAGATGATGTCCTGGACGGTCTTGACCAGAGCGGAGGATGCCGGGCCGAAATCCGCGTTAATGATGGAGCAGAGGCAGGTCCCGCCGCCATTGTACTGATTCGCGGGATAGACCTGGACAGCTCCCACGCCGGGGATCGAGAGGATCGCCTGCCGGTACTCGGAGATGTTGCCGCCGTAAGGCGCCGTGTCGAAGGACGCTACATAGCGGGCGCGTAGCGCATTATCGCTCTCCTGGTCAGCACCCTCGATGATGATCGTGCCGAGGACCGCCGTGGTGAGCCCCGCAATCGCAGTTACCGGGGTGATATTTCCCGAGTAGCTGTTACCGATCACGCCGGGCGTCTGGCATGTCATGCGGTAGACATAGAGTCCGCCGCTCGTCGAGATCTGCTCGCCGGACATGAAAAGGACGCTGCTGTCGCCGTTTACGGTACGAAAAAGTGACCCATCCGGGATCGCCACGTTGAAAGTGCCCTGACGGACCGCAGCCACGGCAGCCCGGCGCGTAAGCCCGCGCGTGGCCGCCAGAAGGTCCAGGTCTTCGCCCTCCGCGGTCTCCGCGTATGCGGCCTTCTGAACATTGCTGAGCGTAAGGGCCAGTCCCTCGAGATACCAGGCGAGCGGCCCGAGGGCCGTCTGGATCAGCGATCCCTCGCGCTTGTCGAGGCCGCTGTCCACCTGGTCGAGCATCGCGTCCAGGATCTCCCTGTAGCTGTATCCAGTAGAAAAGTCGATCATATCTGCATCTCCTCAATAAGGTCGCCGTAGACGGTGCGGACAGTGAAAGATATGTGCATCGAATCGGGGCCGGTGCGGGTGAAAATATAATCCTCGACCTGTACGACCCTGTCGTCCTGGCTCAGCGCGCCCTCTACGAGCCGCGGGATCTCCGCGGTGATCAGTGCCTCGTCCTGCCCGACCAGCTCGTCGAGCTCTGAGCCGAAGTTTGCGCTGTAGATCGTCCAGCGGAAGCGCTCCACGTCGAGAGCGATCTCCACAGCTTGGCGGACCGCCTCGAGACCATCGTCCATGCAGGCGACCTGCATGGAGTTGCGGTCGATGATCCACGTCTTCGACGGCTGTGACGCGATCACGATGTCGGTATCAAAACCGACCACTTCGGGTAATGTTGCCATATCTCCTCCTTATGCCCTGGACAGGACCACGAAGCGCTGGCCCTGCGCACAGCGGAGCATTACGACGCGCTCACCGGCCGTCAGGGCCGTCGAGAGTGGTACAGTGACGAAATCCCCGTCCGAGTCGGTTACGGTGACTGAGCGGGCGCGTACGCTGTCACACAGCACGATAGCCGCTGACGGTATCGGCTGCATGGTCCCTTCCAGCAGGATCCGAATGTTCGGCTCGGGCTGCGCCACGGTGCCAAAACACAAGTCCGTGGGCTTCATACCCTTAAGGCTCTCCTGGTTGATGGCCTGAAGGACGCCCAGAAGGTCTGCACTCATGCCGCGTCACCTCCTCCCAGCTGGTCGAAGCTCTTGACCTCGAGATCCATCGTGTGGTAGCCGCTGCCCTCGTAGGAGTGCGTGCAGCGCTCCACCAGCAAGATACGGTTAAAGGACAGCGCCTCGACCGCGCGGATCAGGACCGGGATGATCGTCCCGGCGCGGATCCCCGTGACGCCGAGGCCACTGAGAGTAAGGGTCTGCTGTACGCGGTTGTAGTATTTGAGATACGCCTCCGCGAGCTGGGTGATCTGCGCGTCGTTCAGGTTTTTGTCGACCTTTTCATAAAACTGGAGCAGCCCCCAGCGCTTCTGGTTGTCCGTATCCTCGACCATGTAGACGTCTGTGCGGCCGGTCTCCTTGTTGGGGCGGACCAGCTTTACGCGGTTGTACGTGTTGCTGTCGATGTCGCGCTTGTACTCGTAATCCGTCATCATGCTGCCGTCGCCGATCACGCCGGTCTGCATGAGGTCTTTCGCCTCCCGGAGCACGAGCTTCCCGAAGTCATCGTAAAAAACAAAGATCTTCCCGGTCTCATGGATGACGTGGCTCAGCGCGTCAAAGATGATGTCGAGGCAGGTCTCATTTTCCTTGATGAGGGACGGGAAGGTGTAGCCGGTGGCAGCCAGATCCCCGACCACGAGGCCGAAGTCCGCCGCGATCTGGGTGATGATCTGCTCCAGCGTGACCGCTTCCCACGAGTACGACGCGGACGCTTTGAGGTAGCGGAGCTGATCGTAAGCGGTGTAGTTGACGTTGCCGATCTTGTCCCGCGTGGCCGTGAAAACGAAGCCGCGGAAGACCGTCGCGCCGTCGTCCCGGAGCTCCACCACGGAGCCCTCGGGAACCGCGATCCCGGACGCTTCCAACGTGTTAAAGGTCATGCGTCCCGGAGCGTCGAATCGCTGGGTCTCGACCTCGGCCGTCTGGAAGACCTCGGACAGGTCAAGGCGCCGGCTGTCGTAGGTGGTGGCGGTCAGGCTGATCATGACGTCACCCCCACGAGGCTCACAGCGTCGGTCTTAAGCCATCCGTAGCCTGCCACGTAGTACGGGGCCGCGGTGCCCTGCTCGATGCGCGTGAGGGCCGCAGTCTCGCCGGAGGCCGTCCCGAGGATCAGATCAGCGGCGGACGTCCGGTAGTAGGTGCCGTTGAGGACCAGGGACGCGCCCACGACCATCTGAGGCGTGTCCATCTCACGCACGGCCGTGACGCTTGCCAGGATCGCCTTGGAGCCCTGCTCCGTCCCCTGCATGAGCGCCGCACCGGGTCCGGTCACGGCAGTGCCGGCCGAGTTGATCACAGTCATCTGGGAGACGCCGTAGGAGCGGTATTCCCGGAATGTGACCTCGTAGTACAAGTCATCAGGCTCGCCGCCGCGGTCGCTGAATTTGAGATCGCTGATCAGGCACTGCATGTTGGTGTCGTAGTCGATGGAGCGGGAGATGATGAGCCGGCACTTCGTCCGGCCCTTCCACGCACGCTCCAGCGCCTTCGACAGGCTCCTCGCGCTCGCGGATCCGTGCACCCACGGGTCGGAGCGGTAGCCGGGCAGGAAGGACGAAAAAGAGATCTCCCGGAGCGCGGGCTTCTGCGGGATCAGCACTTCTCCGAGGCCCGCGATCTCCGTGGTCTTGTCGGTGTTGGAGTGCGTCACCTGGAGCTCCTCCGGGTTGACCGGGAGGGCGTACCGCTTCCCGCCGATCTTGATGTAGATCATGGTATCCGGATTAAGCATGTGCCCTCCTTAGTACGCATGGGACACGGAGGTCTGCGCCGCCATCTGCTCGATGAGCATCCGCTTGAGCTTGTCCGCGACATCCTGCGCGGACAGGTTCCCGGAAGCTCCGGCCGGCAGCGTGACGTTGATCTCCGGCGCCAGCGTTTTCAACTCGATGTTGTTCATGTACCTGCGCTCCGCGAGGTCACGGTAGACCTTCAGGTCCTCGTCGCTGAGCTTCACGTTGTCGACCTTGCCGACCTTGCCGACCTTGCCGGTGCCGTTCGGGATAGCATTGGCCGTGTTGGTGTCGATGTCCTTCAGCAGGTCAGCGAAGTTGCCAAAGTCGGTCTGCCCGGCCATTCCTTCGCGGACTCCGTTTGCCCAGTCAGCTCCGGCCTTGCCGCCGTTGACAAAGCCCTCGACCAGCCCCACAGCGTCAAAGCGCTGGAGGGAGACGTGCTCCGGAGCCGGAGTGTTGGCCATAGCATCGAGGCCCTGCGCCGCGGCTTCCACCGCGTCCGCAAAGCCAAAGCTTCCGACCTGCGCCATCTCCCCGACCGCGCCGATCTCGACGCCGGGGATCCTGTTGAGCGCCTCGATCAGCTTGTTGATGCCGCCGATTGCCTTATTGGCTCCGGCGATGAAGGCGTTTGCGATGGCCGTGGCTGCGGAATCAGCCCCGCGCGCGACACCGGCGAAAGCCCCGACCACACCGGACGCCATGCCGGCAAAGCGGGTCTGGATCGCGTAGGCGGACTGCAGATATACGTTGTAGAGCTGTTCCGCCACCATGATGCCGACGTTCGCGAGGTTCGCGAGGATGTTGATGATCCCGCCGACGACCGCGCCGACCACCGTAGAGACGATGACGAAGACCTCTCCGATATGGAGCACTCCGCCCGCCACCCCGGTGATCATCGTCCACAGGTTGCCGACGATCGTGCCGATCACATTGATCGCGCCGCCGATACCCTGGATGACCAGCGCGATCACGCTTCCGACAAAGTAAAAGCCCGAGCCGAGGGCGTTGACGGCGCCCATGACGGCCGGGCTGTTGACGATGTCGGAGATCGCCTTCCCGATAGGCTGGAAAGTGCGGACGCCCATGTTCTTCGCCTGCTGGGCGACGTCCCCGAAGGTCTTCGGGATCTGCTGGAACTCTTTGTCGATGTCCCCGGCAGCGCTCAGCATGGCCGCCTTGACGATGTCTGAAGTGACCTTGCCCTCCGCCGCGACCTTTTTCAGCTCGCCGACGGAGAGGTTCATGTACTTAGCGATCCGCTGGGCGATCTGCGGGGCGTTGGACATGACGATGTTGAGGTCCTGGCCCCGCAGCACACCAGTGGAGAGTGCCTGGGTGAGGTTATACATGGTCGAGGAGATGCCGGTCGCGTCCGTGCCGGCGATCTTGAACTGCTTCTGCATCGCCTCCACGAAGGCCGTCGCCTCGTCCATGCTCTTAAAGGTGTCGCCCGTCTGGGACTTCAGGGCCGCCACGGTGCCCATCATCTCCTGATAGGATCCGCGGGACCGCTGGGCCGCCTGATAGATCATGTTCTGCACCCGCGCGGTCTCCTGCAGGTCGCCTGTGATGCCGTTGATGCGCGCCTGGACCTGCGTCAGCTGGTCGGACAGCTGCACTGCAGCTTTGACCGTCTGGAAGGTCGCAAAGGCTCCCACAGCCTGCAGCGCCATCTTGCGGAGCGTTCCTGCGGCCCCGCCGGCGTTCTGCATTTCCTGCGTGATCTTCCGCAGCGGCGACGTGGCCCTGTCGACGATCTCAAACACTTCCCGGATTCCGGCCACGGGCTCACCTCCTTACTTTCTGTTTCGTGATTTCATCTCTTTCAGCGCCATCTGCCAGCACAGCGCGACCTCCCGGTCGCTCATGGCGGCGACGACGCTCGGCGGCGTCCCGTGGTTTACGAAAAGGTAGTAGCTCAAAGCCACGTCACGGGAGTCGCCTTCGATCAGTTTTTTGCCTCTTCCTCGTCTTTGAGCAGGCTGTCGGCGTCGAAGCCGTTGAGCTTCATGATCTCGCCGACCAGCGCGCTGTACTCACCGGAGAGGAGCATCTTGCCCGGCACCATCATCGGGTCAAGCACGCCGTACGCTTCGCACATCCGGCTGTCCTGGAAGTCCGGCTGGACGGTGCACTCCACGATCAGGGCGTTGGTGTACGCCGTCGTGTCGAAGATCTCCGTCGTGGTGCCGTTCACCAGCTTGCGCCGGGTATACTTCTTGATGAGCTGCGAGTTTTCGCCCTGCGGGATCGTCTTGATCTCAAAGGGCACCGGCTTCCCATCCTCGCCGACGAAGCGCTTGGAAATCTCTACTTTTTTGGTCTCTTCCACCGCGATCGGGTGGAGAAAAGCTTCTAAAACTCCCATGTGATTCAGTCCTCCTTGTATTGGTGACCGTGACAACTGTGACAGCCATGACGGCATTTCCTTACGCGTGTATACGCGCAGGCACGCGCACGCGCCTCGCGCGCGCATATATGCCTAATATCTCTAATCTGATTACTCTATTAGAGAATCTGTCACAGCTGTCACTGTCACGGGTAAATGGTCTCTTCCGGTCAGCTGCCCAGCTGGTCCGGATCGTGGAAAGCCTTAAGGACAGCGACGTCCGTGAAGGAAAAGCCAACCTCTTCCTCCAGGAACTCTGCGTCCGCGTCAAGCATCGCGATCGGTACCTTGGACAGCTTGCAGTTGTAAAGCACGACGATCTGGGAGCCCACGGAAGTGGACGGATCGTCGTTGACGATCTGCATGGAGAAGTAGGGCAGGCGGCCCGTCTTGCGGTACTCCTGCAGCATCTCGAGGAAGTACGGGGTACCGTAGTAGATCGTCATGGTGCCGGTCTGGGTAACGCCGGTGGTCTTCTTCTGGACCAGGGTCGTACCGATGACCTTAAAATCGGACTCCTGGAACTCCGCGTCCGCCTGAATCTTCTTGGCGCCGAAAAGCTCGTGGTTCCGTCCGTCTTTTGTGAGGATCGCCTTCCCGGACTTACCGTTGAGGGCATCCCGCTCAAGCAGAAAGCTCATAGGTCATCTCCTTTCTCATGCCGCCGCGACCGCGACGCTGACCGTAACGGACATGTAGATCTTCTCGATGCTGTCGACCGGCTGGATCGCGATGTTGATCAGCACGCTGTCGATGCTGTCGCCGGCAAGGACTTCGACATCTTCCGCCGTGAAGTTCTGGATCCCGCCGTTGGCCTGCATCTCGTTGAGGTAGCCTACAAGCCAGCCGCGGAGCAGACTCCGTCCGGTGTCGTCATTGTCGACCTTGCCGATGTAGTGATTGGCGAAATGCTCGTAGGTGTCATTGCACAGCTGCATGATCACGCGCATCACGCGGTTCTTCTCAAACTCGGCGCCCTCGGTCGGGGTGACCGTGATCTTGGAGTTGATGTCGCTGCAGATCTTGACGATGCCGAAGTCGTCGATAAAGCAGATCTGACCGGCCTCGATAGCCGCCGCTGCCTGGTCGTCGGTCAGCTTCGGGTAAGCCGCGACCGCGGTCGGGTACTGCGCGTAGGTCAGGCTCTGGTAGTACAGGGCACCAGCCTCGGCACCAGCGACCCACCAGACGGTCTGCCGCGGGGTCAGGACAGAGCCATCCGCCAGCCTCACACCGTTGTGGACACTGATGACATATTTGCTGTTCTGACCGGGGTGGTTGCCGATCACGAGCTGACACTTACGTCCCACGGACTCGTTGAGCCGCTTGACAAAGGCGACATACGCGTCGATCACGGTGGTGTTCTCGCCGTCATACGCCAGGATGTCGAAGCGGTACGGTTCGATCGCGGTCAGGAAGGCCGCGTCGTCCGCCACGGCGACGGTCGGGTCGACGCCGCCGGTCAGGGCGGTCCCTGCGGTCGCGGAAAGCGCGGAGCCGCTGAACTCGACCCACGCATTGGCGGCCAGGTCTGCCACGGCACTCACGTGCTGGGTGCCTGCCACCGCGCCGTCCACGATGGTCTGAACGTCGAAGTAGCCTTCCTCGTCCGGATCCGCGATGACCGCGATGGAGATGTCATTGCCGCGGGTGCCCTCATAGAGAGCAGTCGCGGTAAGTTCTCCGGCGGTAGCGGACGCCTTCACGCCGCCCGTGCCGGCATAGCGGTACAGGTAGATCTTGGTCGGCCCGGCGGTCACGTCGGATCCGCGCATCATCTCGCGCAGGAACTGCGCCTGCTCGCTGCCGATACCGTAGCCGATGTTCGGCGTCACGTCCTGCCCGGGAGTGATCTCCTGGACTTCGCCGAGCGGGCCCCAGGACAGCGCCTTGGCGATGGCCACGATGCCCTTGTCGCCCACGTTGGCCTGGACTGCCGGCTGGCTCTTGACGTTGATGTAAACGCCGGGGAGTTTCTTGTTCTGGGATACCCAGGTTCCTCCAGCCATAAGCTGTTCCTCCTTTACTTGCTGTTGAGGACGGCCTCGATGGCCGCCTTTGCCTCCGCGATGGTGTACTCAGGCTTCGTCAGGATCACCCTGACAAAGTCCTGCTGGTAGCCAGCGAGGGCCTTGGATCTGATGAGCCACGCGGTCACGTATTTGACCTCATGGTCAGTTGCTTTTGACTTGGACATCTGTCTCCTCCGTCTGCATGGGAATGTGCTCCACCGGCTTAGAGACTCTCTGCGAGATCCTCAGCCGGTAGTGCAGCTCCTGATCATCGATGCTGTAGTCGCGCTCATGCGTATGCAGCAGGACGGGATCCTCGCCGGATCCGTCCGAATACGGCACAGTATCGAGCAGCTCGTCCAGCGTGTCCGCGACGCTGTAGAGCTCTGTGTTCGCGTCAGGGGCATTGCGCTCCTGCACGTAAACCACGTCCAGCGAGATGTTCCGCATGTCACGCGCCGAGAGCTGGTCACGGATGTCGGACGGGCGGATGAAGATGTAAAAGCAGGGATAGCCCGACTTCTGCTGGGTCGGGCTGTCGTGGATGTCCACGCCCGGAAATGCAGACCTCAGCGCACCCGCCACGCTCTGGATCAGGTTGTTGATCGTGTAAGTCATGACAGTGCCCTCCTCACTTCTATGGCGAGCATCCGTTTGACCTCGCTCTTATACTTCTCCTTCGCCGCGTCGACCATGTACCTTCCGGGCACGTAGTCGGTCTTGACGCCGACCATGAGGCCGCCGTCACCGGCAGGCTTGCCGACCAGCATCCCGCCCTCGACCGCAAGGTGGGACGTAAAGTGCCGGTCAACCCGGTGCCCTCGATCGACATAGGACGCGTACTGCATACTGTTGACGAGCTCTGTCTTTCCGTTGACCGGCCGCGTGACACTGTCCAGCGTCCAGTGCTGCGCCAGGTCTCCGGTCCGGGCGTTAACGCCTGCGATGGCCGCGCCACCGTTCGGCGGGGTCTTCTCGGTCGCCTTATCGACCGCCGCGATCGTAGCCGCCTCAGCGACCTTGTTGATGATCCGCGGGACGTCGGCCTGCGCCTTTTTGAGCTCGTCGAGCCGCTTCTGTATGGATGCTCCAAAGGTTGCCATAGCGCGCGCCCTCCTTACACCACGTTGTCAGCGTGGATGCCGACCTCCATGTGCTCAAGGCCGGTCGCCGCAGCGCCTACCGGGTCGAAGTACAGCACCGGCTGGGAGGCGATGTACCTCACCGGCTTCGTCTTTCGTCCCAGCGCAGCGCCGCGCGTCACGATGAGCTCGTCACCTGCTTCGATGTCCGTATCGACCGCACATGCAAGCTTCTCGTCCCCGTAGACCGCCGAGGCGGCCTGCCTGAGGTTGAGGTTGTTCTTCTGCGGCGAGTAGATGCGGCAGGGCACAGCGGACGCCACCAGGACACGTTCCTGACGCGTCAGGGCGCCTGTCGTGACCGCATCCACGCGGTAGACATCCATCAGGTCGGTGAACCATCCTGCGAGCTGATACATGCCCCCACCTCCCTCAGATCGCGTACATGCCGGCGATGCCGATCATGCGCGCCATCGTGGCAAGCTGGGAGCCGTACTTCGTCAGGTTCCATGCACCCCACTTCTCCGTCCCCGCGTTGGTCGCCGCGTTGTCGTAGCTGAGCGACGTGTCGCCCAGCGTCGCGGTCTTGACCGTGCCGACGTTGGCGCTGTTGCCCGCAGTCGCCCCCGAGGTTGACCCGTCTGCGTAGGTCTGCAGGCGGAGCGCCGCGAGGTGGGCCGTAAAGAGCCCGGCGGCCATCCGCCAGTCCGGTCCCCATCTGGACGGGACCACGGAAGCGTTGGCGCTGTCGATCATCCGCTGCAGGATGGACTCCGGCAGCATCGGCGTGTAGCTGCCCTCGCCGGTGCAGGGCGCCACGTCACGGGTGAAGAACTCCGGGAAGTCCTCCCGGAACTGCTCCAGCGTGTAATCCCCGGCTTCGCCCGGTCCGGGGACGTTTGCGGCGGTCCGGCGGACACCCGCGAAGAGCGGGACCATCGGATTCGCCGGTACTCCGTCAAAGGGCCACATAGCGCCTCCTTACTTCTTCCGGGCCTTCTTCGCCGGTGCGTCCGGGCGGATGTCCGCCGCGGCCTGAGCGGCCTCAGAGACCGCGTCCGCCGCATAGACGGCCTTGTCCGAGGTAGAGCCGGGGACCATGATGTCGCCGCCTCTCACGGCCGCCTGGAAGAGCGGGTGCTCCTGCAGGCGGTCCGGGGCGTCGCCCATGAAGTCACGTGCGACCGGGACGGTCGAGCCGTCGGGGAAGCGGAAGATGAAATTCTTTTTAGACACGATGAACATTGTGATTCGTCCTCCTTATCAAACAAAAAGGGAGCCTGTATTGGCTCCCTTTCCTGGTCGTCCCGCCGGATCAGATTCCGTCGGTATAAAGGATCGTCTCCGGATAGAAGACTTCCGTCTCGGACACGTTGCCAGCGTAAGCGGTGTCGTAAGAGAAGCGCTCCGCGTTCGGCGTGGTCATCGCTCTGGTGAGCGGGACAAGCTCGTCGACCGCGACGAAGCGCTCCTTGTTGCAGTAGGTGACCATGCGGTCGGTACCGCCGGCGCCTGCTCCCGCGCACCATGCGGTCGCGCCGATGAACAGGTCGACACCGTAGTTCTTCGCGACGTTGTTCTCCAGCAGGAAGGTCAGGATCGTCTTTTCCGCGATCTGGCTCACTCTGGTGGTCGCGATGTAGTTGTACTGCTGATACGGCAGCAGGATGTGGTTCGGGACCGCATCCAGGTCGTAGCCGGCAGCTGCCCACGCGGTCAGGATCGCGTTGTTGATGTCCGCCAGGATCTGGTCCGGGGTCAGGGCGGAGAAGTTGCCGGTCGCGGACGTGATCGTGACGTCCGCATTGTTCATGAGGCCGGTGGTGCCGTACTTCGCAAAGCCGGCGTAGACGTTCTCGTCCATGTGCTTGTCATAAGCCATGCGGAGGCCGTCACGGAGCAGGGTGTCGATGTTGCGTCCGGTCATGTTGCCCTTCTGCATGTCGATCCAGAACACGCGGGTGCCGGCGTAGATCGCGTGGGTCTTCCAGAGGTCCTTGCCAAAGTCGGCCTGGACCATCGGGATGCCGTCAGCAGAGCCGGAACCGATCATGCCCTCGCCGGATCCGCCGGTGAGGCCGTAGCCCACGTTCATCGCAGACACAAACTCGGCCCAGCCTCCGCCGACGCGGACCGGGATGTCTCTGCTGTAGGTGAAGCTGGTCAGCGGGGTGCGGACCAGCATGTCTCTCTTTTCAAGCTCAGAGGTCAGGAAAGCCTGACCGGATGCGATACCGGCAGCGTCCATCACATAGGGCTTGGACGCTCCGGACATGGTGTTGAGGGTGGTAGCACCAACATTCTTAAATGCCATGTCTTATCTCCTTTCTGTCTGTCGATCAGGCGTGCAGGGTCTCGAGGATGCGGATCTCTGCGACGCCGTTGACGTCCGCAGCGCCTTTCCACTTGACGTTGGTGAGCTTCACGGAATTGGTGGAATCTGCCGCCGCTTCAAAGCCGCCGACCGGGCAGTTGGGCTTGCTTGCGTTTGCGGTGATACGGAGGTAGACGTCACCGTCCAGAGCCGCGGTGCCGTTCTGGCAGATGACGTTGACGCAGCCGCGCTTGATGACCGGGACGGCGTCATACTGCGCGTAGCTGCCTTCGTTC